TGTTGAACCTGACCTGGTTTATAATGTTTCAATGGTGGTCCACGAAATTCTGGTGTATCCCTAGTGTCTGGTCTATCTTTTGTAAAACCTGGTTCAAATCTTGGTCTTGGTTCCTGGGTTTGAATTGGCATTGGAATAATTTTTACAGTTTCTCTTGTAAAGTTCCTAGTCATATATATGATCATTGACAATGCAATAATCAAAATAAAAATAAGTACAATTATGGCAAGTTGTTGTTTATCACTCTTATTCATTTACATTATATAAAGAAAATAAATGTTCTTTAACTAGGTATGAAAATATTAGGCATAGATATAGGATATCATAATTTAGCCCTAGTTCTAGCTGAATGTAGTAAAACTGATATTATTGAAATTATTGATTGTAAAAAGATTTCTTTGGGAGATTATAAATATATTAAATCTAATGACATTGTTGATTTAGTTCCATTGATGATTGATGACCATAAATTTTTTTTCCAAGAGGCGGAACAAATTGTTATAGAAAGACAACCACCTGGTGGTTTTACTAATGTTGAGTGTCTTATTAATTATATTACTCGTCCCAAATCATTATTGGTTTCACCTAATGCAATGCATGCGTATTTTGGGTTGGGACATCTAAGTTATGAAAATAGAAAAGAGTACACAGAAAAAATTGCATATCCATATTTGAAAGATAATTATTATTACAATAAATTAGACAGAAAGCATGATATAGCAGATGCAATTTGTCTCATTTTGTTTCAAAATAATAAAAATACAATGGAATTCAAAAGAAATGAATTAGTTGAAAGATCAGTTTTCAGTGAATTCCTTTACACTAAATCGACCCAATCTCCACTGAGTGAACAACCACAAAAGGAAAAATATAGTTTTAATTAAATCCTTTGATTTGTTATCATCAATTTTGTAAATTGGACTAATTATTTGTGAAGTAAAAGTTTGTGAAGGTTCTTTTCCAAATATTTTAGCTTCCAATTGTGTTAAAGCACAAGTATCATCATTCATCATCCAGTGGAAAAATATAATAACCATCAAAATTGAATAGGCCCTTAATTGTCTCGCCTGTCCCACAAAGGGTATTAATATTCCTATAAGAAGTATTATTAGATGAACGAAGAAAATAATGTTCATTTAATATAACTCAGAAAAGAATGGAGCAAGAAAAAAAAGTTGCTGCCCGAACAAAGGAGTGGTACAAGGCGCAAGAAAATATATTGCGTGTTTGGGGTGAAGCTGCAGCTTGTTATAGGTTCATGAACTACAGGGCTTTCCTCATGTATAAAAAATCCTCAATGCGTTTTACGTTGCCTGTTATTATTTTATCAACTATCACAGGGACGGCAAATTTCGCTCAAGAACAATTTCCCGAGAGTATTAGGCCCATGGTTCCATCTATTATAGGTGGTATGAACCTCATCGCGGGTCTCATTGCCACTATTATGCAGTTTCTGAAGATTAACGAATTGATGGAAAGTCATCGCGTTGCTTCACAATCTTATGGTAAATTGTCAAGAACCATTCGTTTGGAATTAGCTTTGCCATTGAGTGAGCGTTCCATGGATGGTCGTGACATGGTAGATTTGATGCGCGCGGAATATGACCGTTTGATAGAACAATCTCCACCAATCCCAACACCCATCTTAGATGAATTCGAGAAGGAATTCAAAAATTCCAAGATTTTCAAACCAGAGATTATGCATATCCAACCAATTGAACCATACAAAGCTATTTTGGAAACTTCCATGAAAGCTAAGGAAATATTTAGTGAAAGCAAAATGAAAGATGATATCACCCGTTCAATGGGGGGTGAGTTGAGAAAGCGGACAGGATTTAAGATGCCCCAATTGGCACCAGCTTCTAATCAGGGCAAATCGGTCAAAGAAGAATTAGAAGATTTGAAGAAAACAGGGGTTGTTTCTCTTCAAAGCAAGGTGATGCAGGACTTTAAAGCAAAGACTGAAAGAATGTCTGGAGTAGAACTTTCTGAGATTGTGACTGAAGATCCACAAGTCCCAGTTGAGGAAACATCAGTTCCTGTTGAGGATACACCATCTGAACCAGTTACTGAAGAATCCCCCAAAGAAGATTAAGAATATAGATAAGTAGAATTAATAATATAATATTGAATGCAACAAAACACGCGAGGTATGGGGCTAATTTCCTTCTTAAAGGTTTAAGAACTTTATCATTTAAAGAGTCACTCTTTAACGCCATATCTATTGCCTGATTTGTGATTTCATCCATGGATCGGTTCATTAAAATAACATCCGATAAAAAAATGCCACAAAATGCTCTGCATTCCAAGGAAAGAGAAAAGTTAGAACAATTAGTAAAGGAAAATAAAAATGTATTTGTAAGTGGAGCACCTGGTGTTGGTAAAACACATTTAATTAAAAGTGTTTTAGAAGGAACAAAGTATTTTGATTTAGATTCACATACCACTCGATTTTATTATTTATGTAGAGATGGTGTTTCACATATATTTATAGATAATTACGAAGACGATATATCTTTTAAAAAAATAGTTGATGAGGTTAGTGAGGGTCATAGGAAGACAAATGGAGCATTTATTGTGGAATCTCAGAAATTTCATTTGTTTCCAAACTTTGAAAATATTACATTAAATAAATTAAGTGTTGAGGAACTATTATCTCTTACCGATAAAACAAAAGATTATACGGATATAGCAACAAAATGCGATGGAAATATCAGAGATTTCATGACATACAAGGATTTTTTACAATATGAAAAAGATAAATTCTTTACGACAAAAGAATATATAACAGATGTTTTGTGTGGTTTACACAAGATTAACACAAGAGATGTTTTACAAGAACATGGAAATTTCTGGTCTACAATTCATGAAAATTATTTAGAATCAGATGGTTGTGTAATGAATAAGGTAATGAATTCCTTATCATTCGCGGATTCTTACGACAATTCAATATATGATGGTAATTGGGATTCGATGAAATTTTTTGTTAATGAAGGGACTTGAAAAGGATAAAATAAGACCTGGGAGTTCCTGGTCTAAAGCGGGAAATCAAAAGATGCGAAGAAGAAAGATTGCCGAGATATTACAAAAGGGACCACCAGCTATGCATAAAGAACATTTACACGTATTGAAACTGTATGCTCAAAATGGAAATATAGATATACTAAAAGAATATAATATTACACCTCAAGATTTTGATATTATAAACCATATATGTATTCAAAATAAATTAAAGCAGAGGGACGTCAATAACATTAAGAAATGTCTGAGGAATTAGAAGAAACAACTGTTCTAGGACCAAAAGTTATTGGAAATGAAATTTTGTTTTTTAGTGACATCACCGAAGAATCCATTTTAGATTTCTTGGAGGCATTCAAAAAACTTGAAAATGAAACATTGAAAAAGTATGTAGATAATCCATGTTCCAAACCATGTATTAAAGTTGTTATCAATAGTGGTGGTGGCGATTTATTTTCTGGAATCGCAGCAATGAATATTATTGAAAAATCAAGGGTCGATGTAATTACTGAAGTTCAAGGAAGTTGTTGTAGCGCTGCGACTTTCCTTCTACTCGCGGGTCATAAGAGACGAATGGGTAAAGATGCTTTCATTTTGATTCACCAAATAACAACGGGACAGTTTTGGGGGAAGTTCCAAGAACTCAAGGCTGAGTGTAAAAATTATTCTAAATTTATGAAGAGAATTGAAACAGTTTATCGTTCAAAAACTGAAATACCCGATAAACTATTTAAGAAGATGATGAAGAAGGATGTATTTTTGGACTCTGCTGAATGTCTCAAACATGGTATAGTTCACGAGATTGCTTAACTGTTACATATCTTTTATAGAGATACATAGCCATAATTATAATAACAATAACACTAACTGTATTTAAATCAAATTTTATATCCCTGGGTGGGGGTTGAAGTCTCTTCATTCTTTCGTAATCAACAACCGCGAATGTCATTATTAAAGAGTAGAGAATATAATTTACCAAAATGAACCGAATTGCTGTGGACATCGATGAGACCCTTCTTCACTTTCTTCCAAATATGGCAAAGTACCACAAGATGGAACTGCCACCCAAAAGATTTCGATATGTCTACAGAAATATTTTTGATATAACCGAGGCTCGGTCAAAGAGAATGGTTATTGATTTTTATAATTCCCAAGAGTTTCACGATTTGGAACCAATGAAGGGTTCCCAAGAAAAACTATTGGAATTAAAGAAAAAATGTAAAAAACTTTATATCGTTTCGGGGAGACAATATTATGTAAGACAAAGAACCGAAGATTGGATTGAAAAACATTATCCTGGTATTTTTGATGATGTTGTATTGACAAACAGTTATACGATACATGAAGTTTCTAAAGTTGATATTTTCCGTTCTCTAAATATTGATACCATGGTTGATGATGATTCCATGGTATGTTTAGAAAGTGCAAGATCTGGTATAAAAGCATATAATTTTACAAATGACCCTGTTTATCCCTGGTATGAAGAATATGAATATGCTGACTTTTCATTAAAGAGTTGGGATGACATTGAAATTGTATAAAGGTTTAGTTTGTAATGAAAATATATACAAATTGAAATGTCTCACGCTGTTATTGGTTCGGATTTGATTGCCAGGCAAGTCCTGTTTAAAATGAATAGACAGAACAAAGTTCCTTTTATCCCTGCAAATAGAAACCCAAACTTAACCAAATATGTGAAAAACATGGAAAAACCTAGAACTATCGTATCAACCGAAGATTCAAGTTTGTATCTCCAAAACATGACTACAAACCTCCAAAAGGGAGATATTTTTATTGACCTTTCACCCGAATATTACAAAAATATTCGTTTCAAGGAAGACATTTTCAAACAAAGAAAAATTAAGTATATCTCTGGTGCAGTATCTGACGCCCATGCTGTTTTTAGTGGAAACAGGGATGTCTATAACAACGAACTCCCCTTTTTATCTGACGCGTTTCACACATGTACTTATGTGGGTGAAAAAGCAGAAATATCTCAATATATAATGATGGTTCAAAACGCAATGAACGATACAATGATCCAAGGTCTTCATGATGTATTTTCTTATGGAAGTTATGAAACAAGTAAAATGATTAATTTTATCCAAAGTTGTCATGGTTCTGATATTGATGGTAGAGTTTTGAGAACTTTCAATTTCGCTACTCAAATGATTAAGGACCCGAGATTTAGGGAGTTTTCTTTTGAATCTAAAATTCCGTGTCCCGTCATTAATTCTTCTAACGAATTTGCGGATTTCGTGAATTACAGAAAATATATTTCAATGCAGACTTCAAATAATTTACACTATAACGAGCAGGTTGCGAGAAACGCACTTCGTTTCGTCTTTGCCACCGTTATACTGGAAGGGATTAGTGTTCTTCAAAGCAAGCCTATCCAAATTAAGCAAGCATATAATTATTTATCAATGGGTTCATCTATTAGGTGTGATATGTTTAGAAAGAACCAACTTCAACTTTATGATATCTTGAGTGAGACAGAACACGATACTCGTATGTTTTTGATGCAGTGTGTTTCTGCAAGCATTCCATGCCCCGCTATTCAAGCGGCTCTGAACCAACACGACAGTATGAAATACTACCCTGTTGAACTTATTTAAAAGTTGCACGACACCATATTTCATTTATGTTTCCGAAAGGTGAATATTCAAATAATAAATGCAATAAAAAACCAACAAGGAAACTAGAAAGCTCAATAGATGCACCAGCAAGTGTTAGAATGTAATACGCAACATAACTCAATAAACCAACAATTATCGCCTCTGGAAAAACTGTAGTTATAGCTCGTCCCATTTACTATCGAACAATATTATTTTTTAATATTATTTTAGAATTGAGTTAAAAATGTCTTTCGTTTTTTTTCTTTTTTTAGTAGCCTTGGAACTAAGATATCTCTTACACTTTTCTAATTGTTTCCTTTTATCATAACTTAGTGTATTATTTTTCAAAGCTTGTTTAACCTTACCCTGATATTCAACTATTTTATTAAGACTTAAATCATTACCATATTGGGATAGTATATCTTTTACTAAATTGCTCATCTAAAATGTAATAATATTATTTTCTTTGAACCCAATCACGTATAAATTTAACATAATCTGTCATTGAATGGTCTGAAATACCTTCAGTTATTCTAAGAGGATTCATACACATACTTGCTAGACCAATTCTAAATTGTTTAAATTTATTTGGATTTTTTATAATTTTTCCTTTTTTATCAATGAAGAATAAATCACCCGTGTGTCTATAACGCATCCAAGTTGGTGGTATTCTAGGAACAATGTCTCTATCATTTACAAACCTAAACATTTTATGACCTTTTTCGAATGCTTTTTTCCATTTATTTGTTCCAATTCTTGGGCATCCATAATTGTAACAAATAGCCCCCGATAATCTACTCGCTGCAATACCACTCATGGCACCACCTAGGGAATGACCACAAGTATAAATTTGTTTTGTTCCTTTTGTTTCGAGCCATTCTGTTATGTCTTCCCACAATGTATCAACTTCATCTCTAAACCCACTGTGAACTCTCCCTTTTTGTATTCCGTCATAATCGGGTCTGAGTAAAATATTTAAATCGGCAAAAACATCGTTTTTTGTGTTTGCTTCTGTTCCACGAAAAGTCAGAACAATGTGCTTGTCTGCTTCTAATCCATAGCATTGTGCTCCATATACATCAAAGTATTTGATATTCTTGTAACCCATTGGCTTGGTTTCCTTCTTGAAGGTTTCTTCTGATTTTTCGTATGCAAGTTCAGATAATTTAGCAAAATGTAATGCATTTTCAAAACTGAATGATTTAGTCAACTTCATATTTTATTATCCCTAATTATTATTTTTTTGACAAAGATGACTAGGGGGCTTATAAAGTTACTTAGACAGGTTGTCATTGAACAAATAAATATAATATTGAGTAAAATTAAGGATGTCAAGTCCAGGGAGACCATCTTCAATACGGGCTCCAAGGCGTTCAGTAGAAAGAACACCAGATCCAGTAAATGATCCCAATAATGATCCTTTTATACCAAGTCCAAATAGACCCCAAAGTTCAAGAGTAAGACGAAGAATTGAAAATAACAACAATAACGGAAGAAGAATTAATTTCATTAATATACCAAATACACCATCTCCACTCAGAGCTTCAACTTCAAGACAACCCGTTGCTAGTCCAAGTCCTAGATCTAAGCTTCGGAAATTACAAGAAACAAAAACTACGGATTATTTGGAAAAATTAATGAAAAAACATAAACTTAATAACAACAATAAAGAGGATTTTGTAACTATAAATAAAAATAGTAAAATAAATATTAAAAATAAAATAACAGACCCTGTATTTTTATTGAGTGATGTTTATGAAACAAGGGATGGTAAAGTTAAAAATGTATATTCAAAAAAATATCTTGAAAGTGCGTGGAAAAACAGAACAATTTTCAAAAGTCCCGTGACTGGTGTAAGAACAGATCCCTTGTTGATGGTTAGATTTAACCCAAGGTTGCACCTAAATAATGTTATTGCTTCAAACCAAGAATTAAAAAGATACAAAGAAAATAAAAAAATAATTTCTCAAACATTGGGTGAAGAAACATACGTTGTTAGTTTTCTAGTTCGTAATATTAAAAACAATATAACAAAACACTCTTTAAAATTAATTAAATATCTTAATAAAAAACATGGTAATTTGACTGTTATGGCTACAGAATTTTTACAAGTTCCAATAACACAGATAAGAAGATATAGTGTTGCAACTATCGATATGTTGTCTAAATCCCAAGTAGATAAAACTATTAAGGTTCATAAAAAATTGGAAAATTTATTAAAAAAACCCACACCAGGTGATGAAGTAGAACGATATTTATATGAAGTTAATAGAATTATGTTTATTTTTTATTTAAGATCTGTTGTTATTCACGAAATAACATTAGACACATTTATTAATTTCTATAGAATATTAAAATCAAAACCAAAAGGAAGAGTTTATCTCAACCACGCAAATTTATCTATTTTTAGTGGAATAATTAATTTTCCACCAAACTAAAAAAATATTCTAACCAATTACTTTTTACATATGGACTACATATCTAAAAAGTAAGATACTCCCACCGAGTATTGATCTCGGGATATGACTTTGTTCATATATATGATTTTACTCATATTTAAACATAATTTAAGTTATTATAAGAATCATGTGATCACCATTTCACTATAGGAGCTTCAATTTGAGTTCGGGAGAGCTTCCTGCTTCCCATATAATACTGTGGTGTTCGCTTTAAGTAATTACAATCTTCCTGA